CGAGCTGGAGCAGCGGCTCGACGGCCCCGGCCGCGAGCGCGAGAACGAGCGAGCGGATCGCCGGACGGACCAGGATCCAGACGGGCAGGGCGGCCAGAGGGACGGCGTAGTCGGCCAGGGCGTCGAAAAGCATCCCGGCGGCGTCGACCGCGGCCTGCTTCTTCTGGGCACCGGTCATGCCGGAGACTTCGTCGAGAGCGGTGATCACGACCCGAAGGAGGGCGACGAGCAGCTCGCCGAACTCCCGCCAGGTCAGGCCGTCGGAGGCGGCGACCTTCGCCGTGGCGATGAAGACCTTCACCTTCTCGGCGATCGAGACGATCGAATAGGTCGCGACCTGTGGCTCGGTGCTGATCATCGGCGGGATCTCCTCCAGACGGTCTCGGCGGGGACGACCTGGCGGGCCCGGCGTCGGCACGTCTGGCACTCGACGTAGCGGACCTGGCGGTCGCCGGCCCGCTTCGACGATTCGACGCGGCATCGCCCGCCGCACTTGTGGCAGTTAGCCGGCATGGATCCGCATCCTCGCGACCGAGGCGGCGGCCGCGGCCCGAGCGGCGGCGAGCGTGGAGATCCGGACGGAGCGAGCGGCGTCGGCGGCGGGGGCCGCCGGGGAGGCGTCCGCGACGATCCCCTCGGGGTAGTCGTCGATCCAGACATCGACCTCCACGCCGGCGGCCTGGGCGGCGGATCGTTTCTTGGTGTCGGTGCCGCAGAGGATCAGGTCGCCGACCGCCAGGTCCGCGAACGCGAGCCGCAGCTCGTGGCGGTTCTCCTCGGTGTCGTCGCGTCGCGAGATGCAGACGACGCGATTCCCGCGGGCGGTCGCCTCGGCCACGAACGAACGCCAGAGGCCAGGGGCCGCGGTGAACGTCCGGTCGTAGTCGAGCGAGATCGTCAGGGCCTTCTCGTCGGCACGGTGGGACACGAGGCCGCGGGCCGCCTTCCAGGAAGTGATCGAGCGAGCCGACAGCGAAGACGAAGGGTAGGCGGCCCTGGTCACCGGCGACAGATCGTAGAGGCCAGAGGCCTCGGTGATCGTCCGCGTCACGTTGCCGCGTTCGTCCTCGACCCACTGCTCGCCTTTCTGGTTCACCGTGAAGGCGAACGACGAACCGAAGATCGTCTTCGAGCGGATCAGCGTCATGACCTCGGCGGCCGTCGGAGTCGCCACGGGGTCGGCCTCGTACGCGAGGCCCTTGTCCGTCTTTTCGATCCGGAGCGTCCCGTTCGTCGTACGGGCGAGGATCTTGGAGTCGTCGTGATTGAACAGGAGCGGAACGTCGACCCGCTTCTTCGCGAGGATCTTGTCGAACGCCGTCGACGCGAACCGCTCGCGGAACCCGCCGAGATCCACAGACCACGAGTCCCATGGCGGAGCGATGCCGCGGATCTTCGGCGAGTCGCCGTCGCGTTCCTCGACCGTCAGGCCGTCGGCGTCCATCTCGTCGAGCGGAATGTAGCGGCGTTCGATCGCGTCCATCATGGGCCTCCCTGCGGCTGATCCTGCGGGACCTGTTCGTTCGCCCCGTCGACCATCTGGCGAGCGAAGTCCTCGGCGATCGTCGGGAACGCTGACGTGATCAGGGCCACGGCGGCGGCTGGGTCGAGCGAGCCGTCGGAGACCTTGGCGAGGACCTCGAGGAGCGCGGTCACCTGGGCACCGTTCAAGGCGGTCGCGGCCAGGTTTGCTCCGCTGGTGGCGGCCGCGAGCGGATCCGCGGCAGGGTCCGCCGGGACAATGTCGGCCGTGGTGTCCGTGCCGACTGCCGTCTGGTCGGTGGATGCCGACGGATCAGCCGGCGTGTCGGCGGCGGCCGCCGCGTCGAGAGTGGAGAACCCGAGCTGGACGTAGGTCTGGTTCGCGGCCGGCGTGTCGAGGAGCGGCAGATCCTCGAGGTCGCGGAGTTCGTTCGGCGTGATCGCCCCCATCTGCCAGAGGCCCTGGTAGAGGGCGACGCGGCTCGCGGTGTCGGCCCGGAGGAGCCCGCGGTTGTCGAGTTTGCAGTAGACGCTTTCGCCGTAGATCGGCTGGAGCGCCATGTCGATCGGCCCCTCGATCCGGCGCTGCCACGGGAGCAATCCCCAGACCTGCGCGGAAAGGTGTTCCTGCTCGACGTTGCTCCATCGTGCCATTCGGGCATCGCCGAGCAGCGTCGAGGGAACGCCCCAGCAGCGGCATACGTCGGGAAGGATCGCGTCTCGCAGCTCCTGAAACTGCGACTGCTCCATCGTGTTCTGTTCGACGGTCTTCAGACGCGTCTTCTTCGGGAGGACCGCGGTCTTCCCGCGGTTGCGGGCTCCGCCATAGACCTCGTTCATCGCCTCGCGGAGGGCGATCACGGCCTCGTCGGGAATCTTCTCGTCGGTCTCGACGACCATGTCGGGCCGGCCGGAGTTGTCCCAGTAGGCCGTCGCGGCCTGGTCCAGTTTGCGAGCCAGGCCGATCGAGGTCCCGCAGAGTTCCGCGGGCGGCAGGCCGACCAGGCCGTTATCCGACAGCCATCGCCAGTGCAGGATCTCCGACGAGTCGAGCGGCTCCCAGCGGCCGTCGTCGTTCCAGAACTCGTACCAGACCGAATAGTCGGCGGCCCGGTGGACGCGGACCCGCGTCGGGTGGAGTGGTCGCAGTTCGGAACACCAGCCGCGATCGCCAGAGATCACGCGGGCGTAGGCGTTGCCGTGGAGGGCGGTCCAGTAGGCCACGAGCTGGTAGAAGTCGTAGGCCGACTGCCACGGGTTCGGTCGCTTCCGGAGGACGTAGCCGGCGGGGATCGACGCGTCGACCTTCCGGCCGTCGGGGAGCGTCCGCAGGATCTGGAGCGGCATCACCGCCACGGCCTGCGAGATCCAGCGGACGACCGCGAGGATCGACGTGACCTTGATCGCGACCTCGGGTCCGATCGCGGCCTGGTCGAAAACGCCCCACGGGGCCGGGCTCGACAGGCTGCGGAGTTGGATCACCTGCGGCGTGGAGGCACGCCGGGGGCGTCGGGCCCGGCGGACGGGCTTCGTGGGGGCCTTCTGGCGTGGCATGTCGCCAGTATCCCCACGCGATTCTCGGGAGAATCTATAGGACGTGGACCTTCCACTCGTCGCCAGCGGAGCCCGAGAGGTCCTCGTCGGCACCGATCGCCATCGCGAACGCGGTCACGACGGCGGCGATTCCGTCGATCTTCTCTGTCGACCTCGCCTTGTCGGGCTTCACCATGTCGGTGGAGTCGACGTAGAGGCAGACGTGGTTCGCGTTCCAGAGGAGGACCGGCGAGCGGTAGCGGAATCGCTCCTCGACGACCAGGCCCTCGAGCTGCTTGCAAGGCTCCGAGAGCGTCCGCGTGTTCTGGGCCACGGCTTGGACCTTCAGGTCGTGTTTCTCCAGGAGCGTCGCGAGGAGTCCGACCTGCCAGGGATCGGAGCCAATCCGAACGATCCGGTAGGCCTCCTGCATCGCGACGATCTCGCGGGCCACGGCCTCGTGGTCGAGCCGAGCCCCCTGGGTCGGGATCAGCCAGCCCTCCCGGACCCACGTCGAATACGGGATGTTGTCCTTCCGCTCTCGCTCCGCGATCGTCTCCTCCGGGCACCAGTAGCGCATCTCGCAGTCCCACGAGCCGTCGTCCTGCTTGAATAGGAACGCTGCGGCCGTCATGTCGAGGTGGGACGCGATGTCGATCCCGACGACACACGGCCGGCCTTCGAGCGGCGTCGGCGGATCCTTGCGGCAGTCGGCGAACGCGGAGCCGTGGAACCAGCGATTGTCGGCGGCCTGCCAGACGTTCAAGGAATACCTGAGCCACTTCGATCTCTTTCGGGGATCAGTGAGCGAGTCCTTCCAGTCGTCCCGGAACTCGTCTTCCGGGAACGCGATCCCCATGGACGGATTCGCCTTCCGCCAGGTGGCCGGGTCGTCGAAGTCGTCACGCTCGGGATCGGCGGCGTAGATCAGGCCGTAGAAGGTCGGGTTCGCCGACGGATCCTCGATCACCAACTCGCAGTCTCGCCACCACTGCCAGCCGACGCCGTTCCGCGAGTCGCCCGCCGTGGAGATCGAGATCACGAGGCCGTTCGCCGTTCCGCGCGTGGCGTAGATCAACGCGTCGACCAGGTCCGGCGTTTTGAAGCTATGGATCTCGTCCAGGATCACCGAGCCGTTCAGGCCTTCGTTCCGCCAACTGTCAGAAGAAAGACATCGTATTTCTTTCCCGGTCTCGCGGTTCCGAATGATCGACCTCGAGTCGACGATCTCGAGCATCTTCGAGAGTTTCGGCGACGCCTCGACTGACTGCCTCACCATGCGATACATGGTCCGCGCCTGGAGCCGGTCGTTCGCCGCGAGGAACACGTCCTGGGCTGGAGCGTGGCAGGTGAGGAGATATTGGGCGAGCTGCGACATGAGGCTCGACTTCCGGTTCTTCTTCGGGACGAAGATCCCGGCCCGCCGAAAACGAAGCCGGCCGTCGGCTCGACGCCAGCCGAAGAGCGGCATCAGGACGCGTTCCTTCTGCCACTCGATCAGCTCGACGGGCAGGGGAGCCCCGCCGCCTTCGTCGGGGTGGCGGCAGAGCGTTTCGATGAAGGCGATCACGTCCTTCGCCTTCTCGGGCTCCCACTTGTAGCCGGTGACGAACTCCGGCCGGCTACGCGCCGCGGATCCGGAGCTTCGCGAGGAGGGCGTCTTCTTCGTCGACTTCTTGCTCGCCTTCGCCATTCGTCGCGGGCTCCGGGATACGGGCGGCCGAGGCCGCCGTCAGGCCGAACTCCCTGGCGAGCATGACGTAGTCGCGCCGTGAGTCACGAAGCAGGCGGGCGACCGGCGAGGCGGCCTGGCCTTTGTCGGTGGCGGTGATCCATCCCTCGGCGGCGAGCTGCTCGCCGAGCTGCTCGCAGTCGGCGAAGAGGTGGCAAAGGAGGCCGAACGTCTCGGCGCGATCAGGGGAGAGCCGGCCGTCGGCCGCCAGGGCCGGGGCGTGAGCGGCCCAGTAGCGGGCGGCCGCCGGGCGAGCGGTCACCGAGGCCGGAGCGTCAATGTCGGCGGCCGGTGCCGCGGGCCTCGAGGTCGGCACGGCGAAGCCGGCGATCTGCTTCGCTCGGGCGAGCGCGGCCTGGGTCCGTTTCGAGTTCGGGTCTGGGTGGCGGCCTCGGCGTCCCATGGGTGGACCTCACTTTGGCGAAAGCCGGTCGGAAATACGTTTCAAAG